ACGTGTGAGGAGGCCGGGTGTGAGCACTGGAGGCGGGGGTTCCGTGTGGTGTGTGACCTGTCCACTCCCCTGGGCCGGGAGCGTGCCGCCTACCTGCGGTCCGGTGTGCACGGCAGGCGCTGTACGGAGCACCACCCGCAGGGGATGACGCGTGTCGAGTTCTCGTTTCCCCCGGGGACGTCGTGTTTCGCGAAGCATCGTGTCCCGGTTGAGCGGCAGGTGGCTCATGTGGTTCGGCGGGGGATGCCGGGGCGTGCCAGTGCGCCGGAGACAGTGACAGCAGTCGAGTGGCATGACCGGCTCGGCGAGAACCAGGAGATCCTGCGTGATCTCCAGCAGAGAGGATGGTGACCGGCCATGGCCAAAACTTCCGGTATCGGGTGGACGAAGTTCGAGGTCGATGACGGAGCTGGGGCTGCCAACGACCTGAAGAACGATGTGCTGTCCCTGGACATCTCTACGCCGCGTGCCGTGATCGATGTGACAGGGCTCGACAAAGGGGCCATGGAGAGGATTCTCGGGCTCGCCGATGCCACGGTGTCGGGAGAGTGCGCGTTCAACCCGGCCCTGTCGCATGCGACATTCCGGACCGTGGCGTCCGGGACGAACGCGCGGACCGTGTCCATCGAGCACTCGTCCCAGACCCTCGCCATGGAGATGCTGCTGACGACCTACGACCTGGGCCGTGGCAACGACGGGAAGGTGACGGGAAAGTTCGAGCTGGTTCTGGCTGATGGGACGGCGCCGACGTGGGGTCCCTGATGGAGGATCAGACGCCCCAGCCCGGGCGGTGGACCAGACGCAGCCCCGTCAAGGTCATACGGTTTGCTGATGGTGACCTGGCCGGGCTCGTCATCCGGGTCCGCGTCATGTCCGTCGGAGCCCTCCAGGAGCTCCTGACCAAGTTGGACGAACTGTCCAACATGGAGTCAATGCCCTACATCGCCCGGTCTCTGGCTGATCACCTGATCGGCTGGAACATCGACGACGAGGAAGGACACCCCGTCTCAGCGACCTACGAGGGCATCCTGTCCCTCGATCCGGCCGAGCTGGCCGAGATCGGCCGGGCCTGGATGCAGTCCCTGTCCGGGGCCGTGCCGGGGGCTTCCCCTTTGGACAGCGGCTCGCCGAGTGGCGTGCCCTCGGCGGGCGAGGAACCCGAACTGCCGATGGAGAGCCTCTGACCCTCCCCCACAGCGTGACCATGGCCCGGACCATCCTGCAGTTGGCCGAACGTTTCGGGCAGCTGCCCTCGACGATCGCCGCGGAACCCGCCGACGAACTCCTCCCGCTCCTGGAGCTGGAGCGGCTCTCGACCATCCCCCCTGACGACGGCGGTGAGACAGCGTGGCCGTAGAGATCGTCATCACCGGACAGGACCGGTCCGGGCCTGCCTGGGAGAGCCTCCGGCAGGAGGCGCAGCAGACCGTCCGTGGCTTGGTCTCTGCCATCCGACAGGGCACCGACCAGATCGAGAGCGACCTGGGGAAGGTCGCGAACGATCTGGCATCCGGGCTGTCGGACTCGGCGGCGGCCGGGATCGCCGGGATGCGCCCAGCCATCGACAAGGGCCTCAACGGCCTCACCGCGGACTTCGCCGAGGCCGGGCAAGAGGCCGGGAAGATCATGGCCGATCACCTCCGGTCCGGGGCCGCTAGAGTGGAGCAGGAGGCCGAGAAGACCGGGGAGCGCGCTGGGGATGCCCTCGTCAGTGGAGTCTCCGGCGAGGTCCGTAAAGGCGGCTCAGAGATCGGATCGGCCACCGACCGGTCCCTGAGCGGCGTCGTCGGAGCCGCCGACGACGCCGGGAAGGAAGCCGGTGACAGGCTCCAGGACGGCCTGAAGGCCGGGGCCGTAGCTGCCGGGGCCGCTGCCGGGGCCTCCCTGCTCACGGCCCTGGACACCTCGGCCGTCCAGACGAGGCTCGCTGCGAGCCTGGGAGCCGAGGGGGACTGGGCAGCCGACCTCGGGAGAATCACCGGCGAGGTGTACTCCCGGGGCGTGGTGTCCTCGGTCGAGGAGGCAGGCCAGGCCGTCCAGGCCGTATGGCGGACCGGGCTGATCCCGGAGGATTCCACGAACGCCGCGTTGGAGTCGATCTCGGCGAAGGTCGCGGATCTCGGGACGGTGTTCGGTGAGGACCTGACGCCCCTGGCCGCGGCCGCCGCGAAGATGGTGACAACGGGGCTGGCCACGGACGGTGCTCAGGCCCTCGACATCCTGACCGTTGGTCTTGAAGGCTCCGCGAACGTCGCCGGGGACCTGGTGGACACGTTCACGGAGTATCCGACCCAGTTCCGCAGGCTGGGTCTGACCGGTGGGCAGGCTCTGGGGCTGATCCAGCAGGCCCTACGGGGCGGAGCACGAGACTCCGACATCGCCGCCGACGCCCTTAAGACTTTTGCGGTCGAGGCTATGACCTCGATTTCCGAGGTCGACTCCAACGGCGGTACCAAGCTCACTGCTGTCGGACAGGCCTTCAAAGACGTGGGTCTGGATGGTGCCCAGGCTCAGGCCGAGCTCGCGAAGGGCGGAGTCCACGCCTCCACCGTCCTGGGACAGGTCCTCGACGGCCTGCGTGGCATCAAGGACCCCATCGCGAGGTCCCAGGCAGCGGTCGCTCTGTTCGGTGCCCAGGCCGAGGACCTCGGGGACGCCCTGTACGCGATGGACCTGGACGGCACCGCGCAGGGCCTGGGGAACGTGGCCGGCGCAGCGGACCGCGTCGGGGAGACGATGGAGTCCTCGGCCTCGGCGCAAGTCACGAGGTTCCGTCGGGAAGCCGAGCAGATGCTCACCAATGTCGCCGGCGGGTTCTTGCAGTTCGCGGCCGATAATTCAGCGATCATGGGGCCGCTGATCGCCGCGATAGGTGGTATCACCGCGGCTCTTCTGGGCGCCGCGGCCGCGATGGCCATCTTCAACGCGGTGGCCGCTCTGAACCCGATCGTCCTGATCGTGGCGCTCGTGGTGGCGGCTGTGGCTGGGCTCGTCGCGGCCCTGATGTACCTGTGGCAGACCAACGATGCTCTCCGGGACGCTGTCACCGCGGGATGGTCGGCGATCGGCTCCGCCATCTCGTCCACCGTCGGAGCCATCGGCCCGGCCCTGACCAGCGTCATTTCCTGGTTCACGCGGCTCCCGGGCCTGGTCTCCGAGAACGCCGGGAAGATCCCGGGGATCGTGAGCTCGGCGTTCTCGCAGATGGCGAATCTGGCCGCGTACTGGGCCGGGTACGCGGTCGGCTGGACCGTCCTGCAGCTCGCGCTGCTACCGGGCCGGGCCCTCTCGGCGATCGCTGCTCTGCCGGGTCTGGTCGGTCAGGTCCTGTCCTGGACGGCGTCGCGTGGACAGTCCGGAGCAGCTGCTGCCGTGTCCTGGGTCACGACCCAGTTCCGCAGGATCCCCGGGGCGGTCGGAAGAGCACTGTCTTCCCTCCCCGGGATCGTGCAGTCCGCTGCTTCCGGAGCCGGATCGTGGCTGTACCGGGCGGGGCAGGACATCGTCCGGGGCGCTATCCGTGGCGTGCAGTCCATGGCCTCCTCGGCGTACAACTCGGTCGCGAACATCGGCGGCAACATGGTCTCTGGGTTCCGGGACGCGATCGGATGGCATTCTCCGGCGGCCGCGTTCGTGCCTGGTGGTCAGGCCATCGTGCAGGGGATCCAGCAGGGGATCGGCGAGGCATCCTCTCCCGCTGTGATGGCGGTCTCCGGGCTGGGGAATCAGCTGGCCTCTGCTCTCCCCGGACCGGCAGCGGCATCTTCCCCGGCAGCCCTGGCCTCGGGGGAAGGCGGGGTGGCTCGGCTTCTCGTCGAGATCCGGGGCGGAGACGGCTCCGCCCTCGACGACCTGCTCGTCCAGATCCTGAGGAAGAGGATCAGGGTCGAAGGTGGGGGCAGCGTCCAGACAGCTTTCGGCACGGGGGGATGGTGAGATGGCCTGGCCGGAGGAACCCCTTCCAATCCAGATCGATCTGGACGTAGCCGGCACTACGACCGACATCACGTTGTTCCACTATTCTCCGCGGGGTACTCCGCGGGTGGTGCGGGGTCGGTCCGATGAGCAGACCTCGCCGTCTTCGGCCCGGATCGAGGGCCTGGTCCTGAACAACCGGGACTCCCGATTCTCTCCCCGGGTCCCGGGGTCGCCGTGGTACGGGCTGATCGGGCGAGGTACTCCTCTGACCATCGGTCTCCAGGGAGCTGCGACGCGCCTGCTCCTGCCGGGGACGAAGGGTGACGTGATCGACGCTCCGGACTCGGCGTCGCTGTCGATCACCGGGGACATCGAGGTCCGAGTAGACGCCCATCTCCTCCTGTATCGACCGCAGCTCTGGTACCTGGCCTCGAAATGGGACTCGGCCGGGAACCAACGATCCTGGCTCCTGCGCGTCGAGTCCGACGGGATCCTGCGCTGGTACTGGACCGCTGACGGCTCCACCCAGCTCTACGCAGCATCCACCGTCCCCCTCGAGACCAGTACCGGTCGCCTCGCGATCGCCGTCACCCACGACGTGGACAACGGGGCCGGGGGGAACACGGCCCGGTTCTGGACGGCGCCGACCATGGCGGGACCCTGGACCGAGCTGGGAGACCCCGTGATCACGGCGGGGACCACGAGCCTGTACGACTCCACCGCCGGCACAGAGATCGGAGGAGCTTCCCAACTTTTCTACCCGGACGCGATCGGGGCCCTGTACGGGTGGGAGCTCTGGTCGGGGATCGCGACCGCGGGCGGGACCCTGGTCTCCGGGATGGACCTGTCCGGACAGGCACCGGGCGCCGGGACGGTCTCGGACGGGACCCGGACCTGGACCCTCCAGGGAGGGACCTCTCTGGTCGATGTGGATCCCCGTGGGACCGCGGAGGTGGCATCTCTTCCTCCCCGGTGGGATGTCACCGGACGGGACGCCACGGTCCTCCCGGACGTGGCCGGGGTCCTGCGGCGTCTGGGGACAGGGGGATCGTCCCTACGATCGGCCTTGTACCGGTCGATCATGGGAGGACAGGACCCGGACGCCTACTGGCCCTGCGAGGACGGAACCGACGCCACCTCCCTGGGATCACCAGTACCCGGGATCGAGCCGATGCAAATCACCGGGACCCCGTCCCTGGCCTCGGACTCCTCGATCGTAGGGTCCGAGCCGCTGCCGGTCCTCAAGGACGCGCAGCTCACGGGGTGGATGCCGCTCCCGTACTCGGCGACGGGTCAGTGCTCCGTGCAGTGGGTGATGCACGTCGACACCACCTCGGTGGCCCCGAGCGGGGGGCAGACCATCATGAGCGCGTACCTGACCGGAGGGACCGTCAGCCGGTGGGAGCTGTCCTACCGCACGGGCGGAGGACTACGCCTCCTGATCTACGACACCGCAGGGACGATCGTGGACGATTCCGGGTCAATTGCTTTCGACCTGGACGACAAGGTCGAGTTCGTGCAGGTCAGTCTCGTGGATAACGGTGCTGACATCGACTGGCGGATCATCGTGATTTTCTCCGGTCAGGTGGTGGCCCTGTACTGGGCCGATACTCTGGCCGGCTACTCCACGGGCGGGGTCCGGGTAGCCCGAGTGAACGAGGGCGGCGGTCTGGTCGATGTGACCGTCGGCCACGTATATGTCCGGTCAGCGGATGTGACGACCGAGCATGACCTGGGGCTGTCCCTCGTGGGGTGGGCCGGAGAGACAGCCGCAGAACGGATCCTGCGACTGTGCGACGAAGAAAGCCTCCTCGCGGACGTCCGGGGAGATCCCGGACGGACCTCGGTGATGGGTCCTCAGCCCCGAGGGACTCTCCTGGCAGCGCTCACGGAGTGTGAGACCGCGGATGGGGGGCTGCTGTACGAGCCGCGGCACTGGGTCGGGATCGGGTACCGGACCCTACGGTCGATGCTCGACCAGGCCCCGGCCGTGTCCCTGTCGTACGCCGGACATCAGCTGGCCCAGCCGTTCGAGCCTGAGGACGATGACCAACGGGCTCGGAACGATGTGACGGTCCGGCGCACGGAGGGATCGCTGGCCCGGGTGGTGGACGTGACGGGTCCGGTAGGGACGACAGAGATCGGCGTGTATTCCGAGGACGTCCAGGTCAATGTTCAGAGGGATGGGCAGCTCGCTGATCTCGCTGGATGGCGTCTCCGTCAGGGGACCGTGGCTGACCCGCGTCTCCCGCGGCTGAAGGTGAATTTGGCGACTCCTGAGGTCCTGGCTGATCCCGTGGTGTCCGAGGACATCCTGGCAGTGGACATCGGGGACATCGTGGAGGTCACCAGTCCGCCGGCGGAGCTGTCTCCGAACCCGTTGCGTTTCCGTGTCACGGGGCTGGCGGAGACGATGGCCCAGTATCAGCATTCGGTGGAGGCTTCGGGAGGGCCGGCCGCCGGCCTGGACACGATGATCTGGCAACCAGATGTTACTTTCGGTGATGATTTTGAGTCTGGGGGGACGGCGGCGTGGCCGACGGTCACGGGGGCGGTGTCCGTGGTCGGCGGGGCTGCTC